CGGTGATGGTCACCGGGTACATGACGGCGTCGCCGTTCTTGTACGGGACCTCGCCGCGGTCGGTGAGCTCGGCGTTGGGCAGGTAGATCCGGATGACGTCGTCGCCGTCGACGACGTTGAGGACGAAGCTGCGCCGGTCGGTGGTGGGCGCCTTCACGTCGATCTTGTACTCGTCGCCGTTCGTCTCGACGAACGAGCCCGGGTAGAACAGCTCCAGGTTGCTACCGCGGGTCTGGAGCAGGGTGCACGCGAGCGTCAGCGTGCTCTCGGTGCGGGTGGCCCGGACGGTGGTGGCGTTCTGCCAGGCGACGATCGTGTCGACGGAGTCGTCCCAGGCCTCGGTGACGCCGTCGTCGGTGACGTAGCCGTGTCCGATCCAGGCGGCGGGCAGGGCGGTGCTGCTGTCGGTGGGGGCGGATGTGGCCAGCGGGGCCGAGAACATCTCGCCGGTGATCCCTACGCGGACTTCGTCTGCGGCCAGGGACATGGTGATCTCCTCACGGTGAAGGGCGGGTTACCCGGGCGCGCGGACATCACCGGGAGAACAGGTCAGGCGGGTGGTGCGGGGCTGATCACCGCGTTCGCGCGGAGATCCAGGGTGTACGTCGCCCACGAGCGGGGGCTGTTGGTCGTGGGGTCCTCGTCGGCGCGGGGGGCCATGAACTCCTGCACCCGGTAGCACTGCACGCCGCCGAGCAGGGTGGTGCCGGCCAGGGCCCAGATCGCGGTGCGGACGGTCGTCGCGAGGTCGGCGGCGGCGTTGTCGGTGGCGGCCCAGGCCCAGATGTCCATGCGGGCACTGTCCCGCACCGGGGGCAGGGCGCCTCCGCCGGAGCGGCGGACCTGGACGAGCTGGGTGGGCCGCGGGTCCGGCACCCGGGAGACGACCGCCACGGGGTCGACGAGCGGTGTCAGGTAGGTGACGAGCAGGGCGGTCGGATCGGGGAAGGACACGCTGCCCCCTTATTCGCGGGCGGCGGACATGGCGCCGCGGAAGTACCCGTGCCTGCGCTCCACACCCAGTGATCTCGGGTGGACGGCGATGACGGTGGCGCCGGCGCGGCCGCGCCCGATGTAGGTGTCGGCGATGACCCGCACAGGGGTTTGCGTGCCGGAGTCGGCGAGGGCGGCCTCGTAGTACGGGCGCGCCCAGTTCGCCACCGCAATGGCCCGGCGCAGCAGGTCGTTGCGCACCCCGTTGGACTTGAGCAGCGCGTCGGCGCCCGCGGAGTTCAGCTCGAACCGCTCGATGACTCTGGCCATGCGATCACCCGTCCACGATCTTCAAGCTCAGCTCGGTGTGGTGCGGCGCGGTGCTGCCGGTGTTCGCCATCTGCAGCGGGGTGAACATCGGGCCGGGCTGCCCGTCGAGCTCAAACACCATCGCGCCGGACGGGCCGGTCCACTCGATGCGGGCCCGCCGGTCGATCGGCGAATGGTTGGTCACGAGCAGCCACTTGGCCTGCAGCGGGTCCGCACCGGCGGTGGGGACCTGGGCGCGCTGGTCCTGCTGCACCCACGCCCGCACACCGGTGATGCGGGTCGCCCCGTCGCCGTAGTCGTAGACGGTGTCGCCGTAGGCGTCCGTCGACGTCGCCGGCGTCACCACGGTGACGGTGTGCGGCATCAGCCGGTCAGGGACCTTCGCGCTGCTCACTCCGCACCTCTTCATATGTCGCTTCGAAGATGTCCGGCTTGCAGGGGTAGAACTCGCCCTGCACGCCGCGGATGATCCAGTCGCCGGGCTTGGCCTGCATGATGCCTTCGAGTGTGGCGATCATCAGGAACCCGGTCGCGGGGTCGATGCTCACGCCCGAGGCGGGGACTTCGTCGGCGAGCGGGTCGAACGAGCCCTGCGTGTTCGCTTCGATCCACAGGTAGACGCCGTGCATGTCGCCGGTGGTGCCGGCGAGCTGCCGGGCCTCGATCTCCACGGGCTTCTTGCGGTAGCGGGCCATCAACCGAGGGCCGCTTGGCAGGGCTTGCTGACGGCCTGCAGGGGCAGCGGGAGGTGGTCGTACGCGAAGTGCTGGGCGATCTGCACCGTGCTGGGGTGCCTGCCGATCAGGTTCATGGTCATCCTGCCTCTACTTGGATGGTGCCGGCGCGGCGCGGCCCGTATCGGCGCACCGCCTTCTCGTCTGCTTCGGTCATGACGACGGAGGCGCCGGCGGCGCCCCCGCCCTGCTGGAGCTGGTAGTTGTACGCGCCGATCCGCTCGGCGACCATGCCCGGGGTCATCGACGGGGAGAGCAGGGTGCGCAGGACCATCGCGCACACCGTGGCCACCACCACCGGCGGGATCGTGGCGTACCCGTGGTCGTAGACCACCTGGTAGGTGTCGGGGGTGGCACGGTCGCGCCAGGCCGACGATGACCAGTCGGGGTGGAATTCGCCGTAGGTGAGGTCGATCTTGTCGCGGCCGTCCCACGACCAGCCCGTCATGGTGCTGGTGCTGGTGCCGTCCGGGGCGACCGCGGCCACGGACGTCACGGCGGTGACGGGGCGCTGCGGCAGTCGCAGCAGGGCTCCGACCGGTCGCAGGATGATCGTGTCGCCGGACACGGCGGTGAAGTCCTGCCGGGTGAAGTCCCGCACCAGCGCGGACGCGTCGCCCAGTAGGGCGGTGGCGCGGGCGGACTCGTCGTCGGTCAGGTCCCGACCGAGCCGGGCCTCCAGGTCGCTGGTTGTAGCCAGGTCCGTCACGGTGTCACCCCCTCGGCGAGTAGTGCGCGCATGGCGTCAGGGTCGGCGGCAGCCTGGCAGTAGCGGGCCCACAGGGCGCGTGAGGCGTCCGATCCCCACCGTCGGGAGGTGCGGTCCTGCGGCGGGTGCCACAGGTGCCACAGCGGGGCGTCACCGCGCCACGGCGCACCCGTCAGGCAGGTGAGGGCCAGGGCCCAAGACTCGTCTTCCTGGCCCCACCCGGCGAACCGCCGGTCGAGGGGAACCTGCTCGTACGTCTCCCGGGTCAGGACGGTCATGCCGCCGCCCGGGTACCCGCGGTACGGGCGCTGCACCACCGGGCCGAGCAGGGGCCCGCCGGCCAGCACCGCCATGGTGGCGTCCGGCGTGAGGCGGTGGACCAGGCCGTGCGGGACCGCCCACCCCGCCCCGTTCGCGACGGCGTCCACCGCCTGGGTGACGCCGGGGCACCACACGTCCGCGTCGGCGACGACCAGCACGTCGCCGGTCACCCGCGGCAGCGCCTGCGCGACGGCGGCGGCCTTGCACCACGGGCCGTCCGGGGCGGTCCCGGTGACGACCTGCCAGTCCGGGTGGGTACGCCTCCACCGCCAGGCCAGGTACTCCCACGCGGAGTCCCGGGGCCCGCCGTCCGGGCGCCACGGCACCACCACGCTGACGCTCACGGGGTGCACCCGGTCACCGCCCTCCGCGACACGTCGCCGCCGGTGTGGACGAACACACCGGGCGTGAGCTGGGCGACGCCCCGCATGCCCGCGTCGTGCGCGTGCGCCTGGGCCTGCCGCTCCCCGACCGCCGGCCACACCCGGTGGATGTCCGCGGCGCGGACGAGGGTGGGGTTCAGCGTCCAGTGGGCTTCGGGGGCGTACCGCCAGTCGCCGCGGTCGTCCCACCGCAGCGGCCGGCGGGTGTGCATGTGGCGGCCCAGCACCTGCTCGGTGTCGTGGCGGAGCCGGACCTGGTGCACCTGCGGGTTGTCGGCGAGGATCCGCCGCGCCGCGTCGAGCCACCCGGCGTGGTCCGGGGTAGCGGCCCAGTCGTCCTCCAGGTGCAGCCAGTAGGCCCGGCCGCTGGCGGCCGCGGCCTCGGCCAGGTGCGTGACGGCCTCGCCGATGGGCTGCTCGTCCCCATGCTCGATGACGTCGAGGACGTCCTTGTGCGCGTCCAGGACAGCGCCACTGCCGTCCGCGGGTCCGTTGTCGAGCAGGTGCACGTGCGCGGTCTCCAGCAGCCCGGGGGCGACCGCGCGGACCGCCTCCAGAGTGGACGCCAGCAGTCCGGGACGCCCGCCGGTCAGGATGGTGACGACGACGTCGCGGGCGTCGACTGCCGGCACCTCGGCGGGGCCCGGCCGGACGATCGCCATGGTCTTGCCGCCCTCGACGGTGGGCAGGCGCAGGCCGACCTGCGCGCCGGCGACCTCCCACGCCGCGAGAGCCGCGGTCTCGCCGGGCCGGTCGGCGTCGTCGACGAGCAGCACCGCGCTGTCAGCGAGGTGCGGGCGCAGCGCGTCCGGTGCGGCACCGCGCCCCCCGGCGCGCTCCGGGGGCCCGTCGACGAGGACGAGGTCGACGTCGCGGGGCAACCCGGCGTTGTACCAGGGCCCCGTCGGGGTGGGCCGCAGAGGCGCCAGGCGCACGTCGACGTGCCCGGCCAGGCCTCGCTCGTCGAGGAGCTGCAGGGTGCGGGCATGCCACCTGGGGTCGTGTTCCAGGGAGACGACGCGGGCCCCGGTGGCGGCCGCGTACTCCGCCAGCAGCACCGTCGACGACCCGGACCCGCACTCCACCACCGTGCGCGGCCGGGCCTCCCGCAGCACGTTGTCCAGGGTGCGGGCGCCCTCCGGGTCGAGGGCCCACCCGGTCCACAGCTCCGGCGTCTCCAGCGCCGTGGCCGCTGGCCGGGCGGGCGGCTCGTACGGGGCGCCGAGCAGGGCGCCCAGGCGCCCGGCGTGCTCCTCGATGGCGGCCCGGTCCGCGGGGTCGACGTCCGCGGTCAGGACCTGCCGCAGCGCGGCGGTGTCGGGGGCGGCGGCCACCATGTCCGGCCACAGCGCCCTCAGCCGGCCCACGGTCGCGCGGCGCAGCGCTGAGCGCTGCCCCGTGGCCGGCGACGTCGTCAGGGACCCGCGGCGCTTGTGCCGGTCGTACAGCACGTCGTCGAGGACCACGGCTCGGCCTGCGGCCAGGGCGGCGCCGGTCAGCAGCGTGTCGTACCCGATCTGGTAGCCGGGGTGCGGTCCGCCGATCTCACGCAGCCACCTGGTGGACCACAGGCCGGCCATGTGGGCGTGGTGCCGGTAGGCGCCGTCGCCCCACGGGATGACCCGCTCGGTCGCGGCCCGCCCGTTCAGGTGGTGCACCCGCTGCGCGGTCAGGACCACGTCGGCGGCGGCCGGCTCCAGCGCGGCCAGCATGGTCGCCAGCCACCCGGGGTCCGCGACGTCGTCGGCGTCGTGGACCGTCCACAGCGGACTGGTGCACGCGGCGAGGGTGACGGCGTCGGCGAAGTACCTGCCGCGCTGCTCGGGCAGGTCCAGGCGCACCAGGCGCTCGTCGGTGATGTCGGCCAGGTACGGCCACGGGTTCTGGTCCGACCCGTCCGCGACGACGACCAGGACCAGATCGGTGTGCGTCTGTCCGAGCACCGCGTCGACTGCGCGGCGGACGGTGTCCGGGCAGCCGCGGTACGGCATGGACACGGTGACCGTGGTCACGGCACCTCCAAGAGGGTTGCGCGGATGGGTGGCCGCCCGCCCCGCCGGGTGGCGGGCGGCCAGGGGGGTCAGGACCCGTCGGAGTCGGCGAGGCCGGTGATCTTCCCGTGAGCCAACTCGTTGCCGTACTCCAGGCCGATCTCCCCGTACACCTGTGCCTTCTGCGCGGAACCGGTCGTCGCCAGCGGCTCCACGAACAGGAAGCCCTTGTCCGGGACCAGCAGGAAGCACGGCTGGCACTGCTCCAGGGAGACCACCGCGACGGTGTCCGTGGGCATGTACCGGTTGAGCATCACGTTCAGCTCACCGAAGTCCGTGATGATCGTGGTGACGTTGACACCGCCGATCGTCCGCGACGTCTCGCGGTAGTTCGAGTCGGTGTTGAAGATCTTCGTCAGCTGCCGCTTCTGGTAGCCGTTGCACATGATCGCCGCGGTCTGCGACTGCATGATCCCGCCGGCCGCCCACACCATCTGCAGCAGGTCCAGGATCAGGTCTCGGTCGAGGGTCGCCCCGGCCGCCGCGATCGCGTTGGTGGAGATCGCCGCGAGGATGCCCCTCGTCTTGCGGGCGGACGCGTTCGTCGCCGGGTTCTGGAACGTCCCGTTGATGAACGTGGTCTCCACGTCGCGGGCGATCTGCACCAGGGCCTGCCTGACCTGCCAGGTGTATTCGTCCATGACCGGGTTCGGGCCGGCGATGCCCACGCTGCCCGGGTGGTTGCTGCCGGTGGAGTTGAACTGCCCGGTCGCGGCGAGCTTGGTGTACGTGATCTCGATGGCTTCCTGGTGGATCTCCAGGACGTTCGTCACGTTGAACCGCACCCGGGACTCCGCCGTCGGGGCGTCCGCACCCTCGACGCGCTGCCTGGTGCTCGACGCGTCCCGCAGGTCGTAGCCCTGCCACTGGAACAGCGTCGAGGTGACCTGCTTGCCGCCGGACAGGCC